ACTCTATCTGACGCATATAAGCCTTTAGGGTGAGCTTCTTTCTTTTCCACTAACTTACCCATCTGTATCAAATGTACGTGATTTTTGAGGTCTATACCCACTAAATAACGTCCTTCCCACTTTTCATAGGTGGTCTCTCTAACATATTTACCATCGTCGTCCAATTTAAGATATTTTATTATCTCATCTTTTTTTGTTTTACAAGTAATGCCCCTTTCATCAATTAATTTGATAAGAACATCTAATCTTAACTTACTGTAATCTATTTCACCCATAAAACAAATATATGAAATTTATTTCAAAATATTTTTTATTCAGGAAAAAATATATTATATTTAAAAAAAATTAATTTATGGAACATTGTAATGATTTTAGTAAAGACCTAACTTTCGGGAACGAAGGTGAAAGAGAAGTAGCCGAAAAGATATTCGAAAGACCTGTGAACTCAATTGAGGTAAAAAAAGATAAGGTTGCCAACGCAACAGGTAATATTTTTTTAGAATACGAAAGTAGGGGTAAATTGAGCGGTATTATGAAAACTGAGGCAGAGGTAATATTCTATGCAATTGATGAATTTCCTGGTGGTATCTATTTGTACGCTGATGGCGCAAGAGAAATCATCGAACATTATAAACCGACATTAACACGAGTAGGTGGAGATAACGATACAAGTAAAGGAATATTGATTAACATAACACAATTATTTACTACGAATTTGAGAAGAATAAATCATATAAAAAATCTATTCAAATCTAAAGAAACAGTTTAAAACAAAAAAACCCCCGATTTCTCGAGGGTTTTTTTTATGATACCAATTAAGATTATCTTAATGTATTCAAATCGAACACTTGGATACCTTGTACATTAATCACACCAAAGTAACGGTTGTTTACCATTTTCTTCGCGTAACGAGTCATGATACCTTTGATTGGTGTCATTGTAAATGGATTGTACATTGTTGGAGTTAATTGTAAAGGTACATATGGAGCGTAGATATAACCTGCGTCTAATAATGACTTACCTTTGTGTCCAATCAAAATTCTGTTTGGAGGGAAGTAAGGGTCACGATAAACTTGGTAACGACCACCTAAAGTACCGATTTTTTCAATACCCATGTTGTATTGATCTTGCTCAGGTTGAGCATTTGAAACGTGGAAATATTCTAAGTCATCGAATACTGCAGAAACTTCTGAAGAAACAACTACCCAGTTTGCACCACCTCTCAAGGTTGTTTTATGGATTTGAGCTGAAATTTGGTTGATTTTTGTAACCAATGTTTGGTTCCAGTCTTTTTGTGTATATGACTGTAACGTGTTACCATTGTTTCCACCATATTTCCATCCGTTGTAGTCCCACTTAGCAGTCCAAGCAGCACCTTTTCTAAGGTCACGTAAAATTTCACGGTCAACCTCAGCAGCGATTTGCTCAGATAATAAAGCTGTTAATTCAGCTTCAGCATCGATGTTATGGAACGCACTAACGTCTTGAGCCAATTCAGGAGACCATGTAGCTCTTAATTTTCTTTCAGTTACAGAAACTGTTACTGATTGTAAATCAAAAGAAACCTCACCAATTTGATCTTCGAATTCTAAAGTATCATAAGTTCTGAAACTTAATGAAACACTTGATAACGCAAAACTACTTGGTAAAGCAGTTGTAGTGAAACCTGATAATGGAGAATATCCTTGTAAGTCAATTTGAACATACATTGAACCAACTTGGTCAACGTAGTCGTTATACGTACCTGTAGGGAAGCTATTGTTTACAGTAGCTTTTTGACCGTACTCAACAATACCTTTACCGTATTTTTGAGTTACAATGTTAAAAGGAACTGCAACTGCACCGCTACCAAAGTTAACGTTAACTGTTGTTGAAGCCAAAAACTCTTCAGTATCCATCACCATACCGTTTGGTCCAATCAATTGACCTTCAGCAGTTGTAGAGAAACCTGTGAACTGACCGATAAGGTAAGAAGGAGTTGAAGTACCAGTGATTGTTGTGATATCTACAGTTGTACCAGAACCGTTGCTGAAAGCAATGATTGCACCTGGATTCAAAGTAGTTGAAGTGTATTGACCTTTAGAGTAATCAAACAAACCAGTGTTAGGATCGTCACCAGCACCACTCTCGTAAAAACGATCGTATAAGTTTCTTGGATCAGTATATCCTTCTTCAGGAGTTGTTGAGATACTTGGATATCCATAAGGATCATAATGCGCGCCACTATTCTTTCTATCCTGAATTTTAGGAATGAAGTAGAATAATTTACCGATAGGTAAGTTCATAGCTTGTACAGACACGATGTCGTTAGCTAATAATTTAGAGAACACACGACGAATGATAGGGAAAACCACAGTCTCGAAAGAACCAGATGAGTCAGACACAGCTGCCTCATTGATTAAATAAGATGCTTGGTTTTCGTATAATTGTGCGATGTTATCTTTTTGGTGACCGTCAAGACCTTCTAAAAAGCCTAAATCGTCCCATTTTTTGATGGTATCTTCTTTGATAACTCTCAAGTGTTTTAACCCGATGTTACCAACCATACCTGATTCTAATAATGCTCCCATTTTGTTGTATTGTTTTTTTTTTATTATTTTATTTTTGACATCAAATCTTTCATTCTTTTGAATTGTGGATTTTCATAAGCTTTAGCTTCTGAAAGCACTTCAGTAGATGACGATTGTGGAGTCGCAGAGATTTTACTTATAACTGATTCGGTAACAGTAGTTTTTGTACCTAATTCAGTTTTTATTGTGTTATACAAACCTTTAGATTCGTTTAACGTAGAAGCTGAATCAAATCTCTTAAGAATATTCATCTTCTCTTGTTTTGTTGTTGAATGTTCAGTGAATAAACGAGTTGCGTAAGCAAGATTCGCATTAAACACAGCTACTTCATTTAATTTTTCTTTGAAAAGAACTAAAGCTTTTTTATACTCAGCATTTTGTTTCTTTAAAGTTTCAACTTGTCCTTTTAATTCAGACTCGTTCATTTCTTCTCTTTTGTTTCCTGCGTAAGCAACTTTTTTACTTTTTAAACCACCGTGATATCCGTGACCAAGAGTACGTGAATTTTCATCCATATCTTGTTCTTTTGATTCCTTTGGTTCAGTTTTGTGACCACCTTTCAATACATCACCTTTTTTGGCTTTTGTAAAAGGTTCATCGTCACCAACCTTACCTGCGTGAGGAGCTGGATCGGCGTGTTTTTTATCTTCTTTGAATCCACTGGATTGTTTTTTGTATTTGAATTCATCAGGATGGTTACCCTTAGCTCCTGCGTATTCTTCTTCATCCATTTCGATTTCGTACATTGACTCTTCTTCAGCTGGCATTTCTTCTTCACCCATATCACCATTGGTTTGGAAATTTCCTTCCATTGGTGCCATAGAATCAGTAGAACCCTCCCAATTTTCGTCAGCTTCCATTTCTGGTTCAGCTTCTTCGTCATCTAATTTGATGATATACTCATCCTCACCATCTTCAAATTCTAAATTTCCACCGTCCTTTTTAACTACGATACCATCTTCAGGTTTCATAGCTTTGAAAACTTTAAGAACTTCATCATCAGAAGCGTGAGTCATATCCATAGTATCGTGATCTTCTTCGTGACCAGCATCATCAAGATCATCCATATCGGAATCACCTTCTTCTTCTGAATCAGAATCTAAATCATCAATACCTTTTGATGGTTCATTATCGAGGTCTTCTTCATCATTTTCAGCATCATCGTCGGCGCTAGCTTCTTCATCTTCGCCTTCTTCGTCTGACATATCATCTTTTTCCTCTTCTTCAGGAGCTTTCTCTTCTGGTTGTTCTTCCATTGGAGTCTCTTCCTCTTCTTCCATTGATTCTTTAAGCAAGTCGCTTAGTTCTTGTTTCATAGTTGAAGCAAGTATACCTTTTGCATTTTGCTTAACAGCTTCTTCAAGGTTTTGTACTTGAAGTAACGCTTGTTCTAAAATTGATTTTTCACTCATTGTAAAAATTTTGTTTTGTTATCTTATAAATACTATGAAATTTATAAAAAATTAGTTTCTTTATATTTGTATCGTTAAAAAACCCCTTATTTTGCTAAAAAGCTGTTTAAATTGCCCATCAATCGTTTCATTCTATCTTCAACCACTGGTTTTTCTTCAACTGCTTCTTGATATTGTTCTCTATCCGCTAAGTCTTTGAAAACATACGCACCAGGAGTTGATGGTGATGATACCAAATCAAAACACACTAGTTCAAAATCATCTTGAACTATGTTTTCACCTTTAACTTGTTTTAATGAACCAACGCCACGAGAAGAAATACCTAATGTTGCACCATTCATTAATAGCATAGCAGCTTGATCACCTCTTGTGCTAACTATACCCATTTTTTTCCAACCTGGTGAAGTGTAAAGTTTTATTTTACCCATTAACATTTTACCTTCCCACCAAGTTTCTAAAATAGAATGTGATACTCTATCTAAATCGATTAGTGAAGATGAAGGGTGATTCAACTCATTTAAAGCTGCACCTTTTTTTATAACGGCTTGGTATTTTTCATTCTCTCTTTTGAGAATGGCTTCGGGATAGATTCTCCCGTTTTTATTTGGAGTGTTGTATTTCTGTAAAACAGCATAAAGGATAAGGTCTTTTGAAAAGTCCATATCCTTCATTTCCTGTATTATTTGCTTATTTTCATCGGGGGAAACATGACCTGCGTCATATTCAACTAATATACCCCTACCGGTTTCTTTTGGTCCTAATACCTTCATTTATAGAATTTATCTCTATAAATACTTCAATAGTGGACTATTTTTTTGTTTTGTAAAAATTAAATAACATTTTATCAGATAAACCATCTTCAATAATGATTTCCATAATATTTTTCATCAAATTTTTAATTTCCTTCGTTTTGATATCGAATTTATCGTTAACATAAAGCGTTATCTCCAAATTCATAAATGACCTCTTTTCTAATTTAATACCTTTCGTTCTGATATCTAAATCAACAATATTTTCTTGTTTGAAATATGGATTTTTTAAATTATGAATCGATGATTTAATTTTTCTTTTTGACTTGGAAATTATTGCATCGAAATCTTCAGTTTCATTTTCTGGTTGTAACCAAGAATTTAGTTTAAGATAAATGGTTTTAAGATTTTTGAAATCTACGGTACCATAACCGATTTTTACATCGTTGTAAGTACCGATGGGTATAAATTTACCTGTTTTCATTAATTTTTTTCATTATAATCACGTTTTATGGTGTAACGTAAAATATAAGAAATTTTATTTGTAATTCCAAAAAATAATTATATATTTGTGAATATATTTATTAGTATGATTATTATTGATGTTACAAAAGAAAAAAGTATTGAAACTGCATTGAGAACTTATAAAAATAAAGTTCAAAAAACTAAGCAAGTTCAACAATTGAGGGACCGACAAGTATTTGTAAAACCTTCAGTTAAAAAAAGAACGGAAAGGTTAAAAGCGGTCTACGTACAACAAAAAAGAAATGGTCTCGATTAATCAAGACCATTTTTTAATTCATTCAATCTGTAGTAATTGTATCGTGATGGATGCATTTGAGAAACCTCATCTTTTACCGCCTTTAATTTGTTGGATAAATCCGCGTCATTTGATTCACTTATAAGTGTTGATACTTGATTAATAATCGATTCCGATAATTCATTACTTTTAATAATTAAATCTTCGTAAGGAATTGATAAAATATTTTTTAACTCTTCTTTTTGTGATTCAGATAATGTGTTAGAATATAGTACGTTAAAGTTGTTTGCTAATACCGCATTTAATAAAGTTTCATTAGGAACTAACGTTGAGTCTTTTGATTCCTTAATTTCTTTTTTGGTTGTTAAATGTTCAACTAATTTCTTTTTAGCTTTAACTTTCTTTTCAATATTTGATAATAAGTTTTTTTCAGATAAAACATCTAAAGATTCGTATAATTCATTAGGTTGAGTTTTGATATCACTTAATTTACTTTTTAAAGATTCACAAAACATATTTAATTCATTCCAATTTCCTATTGGTTCACCAAAATATGTACTTAAACCTTCAACATATAATTTTGCTATTTCTTTATCTTCAATATATTTGTTTTCAATTTCTTCATAAAACAAATACATTTCTTTAAAACTTTTGTTTTCTTTAATTGTTGTTAAAATATTTTTAATCTCAGCCTTGTTTTCATTGGCATAAGATTCAGTTAATTTAGTTAATAATTTGTTTTTTATTGTACCGAATTTGTTCATTTTTAATCGTTTAATAGATTGTTTAATTTATGTTCTATTTCATAAATATTCTGTTGAGCCTTTTCCATATCAAATAAATCTTTGAAATTTTCTTTTTCGTCACCCAACATTCCTAATATTTTAGATTTTTTAGTTTTTAAACCTTCGCTTAATGGTGCAGCTTCTTCGCCACCTGCAGTTGGTTCAGCTCCGCCCGATGGAGGTTCTGCTCCACCTGATGCTCCCCCTTCTGCTGGTGCAGCTGTACTTGCTTTAGCTTCCAATTTTTCTCTTTCTTCTTCAGGAATACCATATTTAGCATCAACATCATCGAATATACCTGAACGTCTAATGATTGTATTCGTAGCTGTTAATTCAGCACCTATAGCTCTTTCAAGACGTTGTTGTTGTAAATCAAGTATAACCTCACTATCACTGAAACCAAGGATATTTTTCTTAGCCCAAGTATGTGAAACTGGTAAAATACCAAGTTGAGACTGATCAGAAGTTGCGTCTTTATAAAGAGTTATTTTTTCTTTCCATTGTTCAATTCTTAATAAATCAGATTGTGCTGATGGGTTAGTTAAAGATAAGGTGAAATTATTCAATTCATCTTCTAATCCTAATAAGAATAAATGCATTAATGCAACTTTATTAAGTTCTTGAATTAATGATTTTTGTATTTTATTAATTGTTCTTGCAAAACGTATATCCATTAACGCAAGATTTTTACCATCACCAACCACTTCTTCAAAACCTAAAAATGCTTTTGGAATTCTAAGTGTTGCCAATAACTTTTTTTGGATGTATTCAATATCCGCAATTTCACCTAAATTCTGTGCTCCAGGTAATGTGTCAATTGGACTTGGTGCTGCCGGGTCACGAACAGGAATGAAATAATCTTGGTCTACAGACATTTGATTATATCTCATATCAACATTACCATTTGTTGGATCTGATACAGCTTGTCTTTTAAATTTATTGGCCACACGTTGTACATATGGTTCAATATCTTTATCATCCATATTACCCACAAATATTTTAAAAATACGTCTTTCAGGAGCTCTTGATGTTCTATAGATTAACATAGCATCCTCAGCAAGTAATAATTGTTTCCATATTCTTCTTACCTTGTCAAGCATTGATGTACCATAAGGTAATTTTCTATCGTCACCTAATAATCTGAAGTGAGCAACTTCCCAAGATTGGAATTCTAAATCTTTATTTTTCCAAGTAAATCTTAATTCTCTTGTAGGTACCTTTATATCTCTTTGATTTGGAGTTTTAGATGCTGCGCCTTCAATTCTTTCTATTTCAATATTCGGTAGTTGTTGACAACCAATGATACCTTTTTCAGGGTCAATTTTTAAATAAACAAAATCATCACCATACTTACACATACCTCTTGCCCACATTTGTAAATTGGTATTTACATCCAATACATTATTGAATAAATCATTAAGGATATCTTTTACTCTATCTGATTCTGAAAATATTGTAAGGATTTCACCTTTTTCTGACATTGTTGTAGATTCCTCACCATATATGTCTAATGCTGCAGAAATCTCTGGTGTAAATTCCATAGATTCATAATCATAATATGCTGATAATCTATTTGGTTCATAATAAACCGATTGATTGTATAAAGATTGGTCAAGTTTTGTCCATTTATCTGCAATGTATTGGCTTTGTTGCGCTTGCAACATTGCTTTTTCATATTCTTCTCTACTATCCGTTTTTAATAACTCATCTTTACTAAAATTAATAGTTTGTTGTGGTTGAGGTCTTTTTTGACCTGGAAAACCAAACATTCTGGTTAACTTCTGAAATACAGTTATATCTTGATTCTGATTAGCCATGTATATAAATACTTTTGATTATAATATAAACAATTTAATTATCTTTTTAAACCTTTATTAGGGTTACCAAACAACCAAGAATGTTCTTTATAAGCTTGTTCACCCATTTTCAATGGATTATCTCTATGATAGAAACTTGGGTCCATTGTCATTGAACCAACCATATCCAAACTAGTGCCATAAGAATAAAATGTTTTTTCTGTTTCATATGTTCTTTCCGTCATTACCCAAGAATTCATCATCGCTTTACTTGCGGCTTCGTTTCTTTCCAATTGATTGAAACAAATGTCTGCAGCATATAAAGCCATAGATAAACTCATAATTGCATCATCGTGAGCACCTTTCATATGATCAGGACGACCATTGATGTAAACAAACGTATTCAATTCATTCAATAATCTATTTGAACGCACTATAAATTCTTTTCTTAATTGTTCTTCGAAAGCAGCTACGATTTGTGTTCGTTTATTGTTAAAATTGATACCCGGAATTTTTTCCATTGCTTTGGCATTATATTCCCATTTGTTTTGAACATTAATACCATCTATGTATAAGTTTTTATAATTCATTTCTTGCAACTTTCTTGATGTTGCAACACCCATACCTCCTGTTATATCTATCACAATAAATGCGTTGTAAAGAATACCCCACTTATACGCGATTGCAGCTAAATCATCTGGTGGTATTTTACCAATATACTCAACCACTTGTTCTCTATCATCGAAATCAACAATATTAATTGATGAGAAATCTTCACTATCACCTCTACTCACATCTACACCCATAATGTATCGATGTCCTTGTACTGGTTCTTTCCATTGCCACATTGTACCTTGCATATATTTTTCAATGGGTACACGTATCATATTTTTTGCAATGTTCTCTTGAACATCACCAGGAATTACACCGTCTCCTGAACCCAAAAAGTCACATTCCAACTCTTGAGCAATCTTACGTCTATCATATTTGAATTTCTTAGACATTGATTCAAACCACGATGAAAATGGTTTATAACCATCCTCCAATAATTTGTTATATTCTTTGATGTCAAAATCATGTAACACAACTTCATCATCGTTATATTGCTCTCTATTCAACATATAATGACAAATGTCTTGACATTTTACCCAACGTAAATCTTTTGTATAACGAGGATCTTTAAACCATCTTAAATCTGTAATATGAAAATCATTCAACCCTCTGATTGCTTGATCATATACCGCATAATAAATCGGATCATAGCCATTAGGTGTTGATATTAATATAATTTTACCTCCCGTTGATAATGACGCCATAGATGCTGACCAGAAATCTTCTCCAGCTTCGATGTGTGCAGCCTCGTCAAATACAAGTATTGTTGGTGTATAACCACGTAATGCATCGGGTGATGTTGCGACGGCTTTAACCTCACAACCATTATTAAGTCTAAATCTACTTTCTGAGTTCTTATCTGCTGAAAATCCTACATTAATCCATTCAGGCCATTGATCTAAAAAGTTTCTAATCTTATTAGCCATTTCCACCGCAGTATCACGCTTATTCGCGATAAGCAATACTCTTTCAGGATTCTCAGGTTTAGCTAATTGTAATTTTTTAGATAACCAAGCTGCAGTTACAGTAGTAACCCCCGCTTGTCTGTATTTTCTTGTGATATTTTCGTTGTAATTTTCGTAATCTTGGATAAGTTGTACTTGGTCTTCAAACAAATCCATTGGAACATATTTCTTCTGTGTATTATCATATGTCTGAAGGTATGTTCTTAAAGCGTATGGCGTATCTTTCATAATACGAGCCAACTCTTTTAACTGTTCTATTTTACTATTCATATACCTATAAATACAAAAAAAGACGGTTAAAACCGTCTTTGTATTTATTCATCATCATCTAAACCATCTACATCTGTTTGGAATTTAGATATTATATCTTCATAATCTTCTTCTCGTAGTCTCTTATTTATAATATTCAGCATATCATTCAGTAATTTTTTTCCTTTATCTGATTCGGAAAGAATTTCCCTCATTACCATTAGAAACTCTTTTGCTGGTAACTTAAATAAATCAACTAATAGATAGTTCTGTAATTCTTTATTTTCTTCTTCCATTAAATCATCGGGAAACTGAGAACGAATTTTATCCCAAATAGGTGCACCAAGTCTCAAATCCCACATTTCTTTTTCCAATGTATCTTCGAACTTCATCACTTCTATAAACAATTCTTTATCATTTGGCTCTCCTTGGTGTGAAAATAATTCCATAATACCTTTAATCAATTCGTGAAGTAAAACAGGAAAAGTTATACCTCTCACTATAATTTTTGCAGTTGGTTCTTCTTCAGATTCTTCTTCATTTTCCGATGGTCTTTGTACTTCACATTTTCCGGCCACACTGTTACTTAAACCTCCAATCATATTATCGCTCATCTGCCAATAATTCAAATCATTGATGGACATCATAATACCGTAATATTTCATCAAATACTCAGAACCAAATATCTCCATCAACTCATCATATGCTAAATGGTACATATAATGACCTCTTTTAGATGCGCCTTGTATTATTGCATTTATCAATCTTCTTTTGGCTCTTTCTAAATTTAATTCTTCTTCATCAAACTCTCTTGGAATTTCAGGGGTATTGTCGTCTATATTAACTTCAACAGGATTATTGTCTAATTCACTAATATTTTCTTTATTGAAATCATTTGTATCAATTTGACCATACTGAATAATTTTGGCATCAATTTCGATAGCTCCTTCAGGAATACCCATTTCATTCAATACAATTTTGACTGCTAACTTTTCTAATTCAGGTATATGAAAACTTTCAATAGTAGCAACCCTTTGATATGCATCCATCATTTCGTTCAAACTAATTTGCATATTTCGATTCATACCTTTATACACATCAGTTATGTCCGTATATTTTCTTACGTTCTCAATTACTTGTTTGTATCTTTCGGATGCTAAAAGTTCTTGGTAATTTATGTACGGTTCAGTAAAATTCTTTGGAAAAGGAATTTTTGTAAGAGGAGTATTGTTGACAGCTAATTTAGCTATTATACCCTGATCGGGTCTATCTTCAGAATTAAAAAACATCGCCATTGTAATATATTTTTACAAATGTAACGATGTTTTTTGAAATATCCTAATTTTTTTAGGAAAATTATGCTTTTGGTTTGTGTTTTGGGCCAGTTCCGGGTTTATAAGGGGTACTTGGTTTTTTTGGAACCTCCCTTGTACCTGGTTTTACTTTGGGTTTAGATGGAGCTGTTTTAGTTCCTCCATCATTAAAAATATTTTTCATAAGTGTAATTTTTGTAAAAATACTGAAAAAATACAAATAATAAAATTATTTTTTAGATTCGTTTAATTTAGTTTTAATTAAATTCATAATTTCTCCTTTTGATGTGAAACTATGATATAATTTATTTTCAGCTAAAGTCATAACCCATTCTTTCATTTCAGTATCTTTCCCTGTCATACTCATTGACTTATTATTGATTCTTTTGTAATAATCGTGAGCACTTTTTACATATGGATTATTTGAATGCTTTTCAGCTAATTCGTTAATATCTTTAGATTCAAGATCTTTTTCAGATACTCCTGCTTCTTTTAATTCAAAATGTAAGTTACGTTTAGCATTCAAACCTGAATCAGATTCGTGTAAACCTTTTAAAGTTTTAGCTAATCTTGCTTCTTTACCAATTTTACCACCTTTTTTTGCTGCTGCATCTAATTTAGCTGCAGGAATTTTTTCGTCTTTAGGAACTCCTAAATCTTTATGTAATTTACCAGGGTGTTTTATGGCTTTTTGAATCCATTTTTTATCTTCTTCAGTTGCTTCCAATTTTTTACCAACTCCTTTTACTTTCTTTTCGAATGGTTCACCTGCAGTTTCTTTAACTTCCACTTTTTTACCACCAATCTCGATTGAAGGTTTACCTTCTTTTTTAGCATCTGCTATTTTTTTACCAAATGCATTGCCTTCTTTAGTTTCTTTTGGTTTTTTTTCTTTACCACACTTACAAGGACTCATTTTACAAACTTTACAAGCTTTTTTGTTACCTATAAATGCGTTTTCTTCAACCTCAACTTCACTATCAGGGTCTTGTACTGCTGCTTTAACATTCTCATCACCTAATTTATCTGGTGAAACTTTCAATACTTCATTGAACATTCTTTCTGACAAGTTAGCTAATTGTTTATCTGAGAAATTAACCAATGTTTTTTCTGAAAATCCTTCTTTGATTAATCTACTTACTATTTCATTTCTTTTCATATATCGTTTGTTTTTATCTCTTCAATTTGAAGAGCGAAACCTTTATTTTTTAATTTTTTATTTACACTATCGATTGATTCCCCAAACTTAAAAGTAAGTCTTTGTTCATCGATTGATATGTCAAATTTTTGCCAAGCTAAAGCTACAACACCATCTACAGCATCAATAACCCCAAAATAATCGGAATTTTGAACTAGTTCCATATCTAAATCTGTATTTTTTAATAAACCAACTAAATCTATGTATTCTATTTCAGGTGATTTTGGTCTTGATGATGCGGAAGCAGGAATTACAAACCATTCATCCATATCAATTTCGGTACTAGTACTGAATATAAATTCATACTGTTTTTGACCTTTATAGTCTGCACCGATTTCATTAACATAGATTAAACGCATTTTACTTAAAATATTTGTGTAACGCTTGATTGATACTATCGTTAATATCTTTTTTTATTTCATCTAAGTCGATAGTCATTTCTTCATCGTGTTCGTGTTTTTCCTCAGGTAGATATTCACTCATATCAGTTTCATCCATAGGGCCATCCACGAATTCTTCAAGTGCTTTCATAGCATCATATTCTTCACCAATCTCCTCATCTGAAGATGGTTCTTCACCTGATGGTTCTGCAGGTGTTTCTTCTTCTCCACCTTTATCTCCATTGTGAATTTCATCGCGATCAAATTTATCAGCAATTTCCTCTAAATCTTTGTCTTCTAACTTATCTAAATCCAAAGAAGAGATGATCATATTCAAAACCCACTTGATGTCTTTACTTTCTAATTTCTTATCTTGTTTTCTTAATTCCTCTTGTAATTTACCACAAAATTTATGGATTTGGCCCATATATTCGTATTCATCATCAGCTCCTTGTTCACCTTTATCATTACCCATATTTGCATCTGGTGCAGCATCAGCATCTGGTGCTCCACCCATATCATCAGGTGCAGGTTGTCCGCCCATATCGTCAGCAGGTGCTCCACCCATATCATCAGGGGCAGGTGCAGGTAACGCTGGTGCTTCTTCCGGTGCAGGAGGCATAGCAGCTTGAGAAGCAGCCTCATCTGTATCTTTTGATTTCTTTAAAAGATATTTTGTTTCGTTGATTAATTCTTCTTGTCCTTTAATCAATTCAAGTCTTTTAAGAGCTTCAGCATACGAAGAGAATTTGTTTTTATTCTTCATATACATTCCACCTATATAATCTAAAGAAGATTCATTTAAACCTTGTTTTACATAATATGAATCCTTTTCTTTAACAATAGCATAAACGCCACCATTTTTGGATTCTTTAACCAATTCAGCTTTAGCTGATTGTGTTTTTTTATTTGTATTATAGTAGGTTAGTTCGAGAATTCTTTTTAATTTTTCATCTCCGTTAAGTTTCTCGCTACCAAGTGGTTTTAAGTCTGACATTTTGTTTTTTTTGTTAAGTATACTTATTCTTATCCTATAAATATAAAGATATCGGGAAAAAAATAAGGTTGTTTATTGTGGTAAGGACAATTTTTTATCTACAATTTGATTTTTTAAATTTAATAACTTTTCAATTGACCCATTTCTCCTTAATAATTTGAATGTTAAGTTCTCATAAGAAAATTCACCACCTGATTCCAAACCAGATTGTCTGAATTTTTTCAATTTTTGTCTAAGGTCTTCAATTTCTTTTAAAACATCAATACCTTTAGCTGCTTTTTTAACTAATCGTTCGATATTAGATGCGAATTCATCACCTTTTTCTATGATTTTTCTGTCATCAATATTAACTTTATTTTTCTCAGGAACAACGATCCATTTGTTATGTAATATAGAATAAACACCTGAAGAAACGTGTTCTTCACTAATATCTTGAACGTAGATTTCTACATCAAATCCTTTGATGATAACATCATGTTTTTCGTTCCATATGTTTTTCTTTGCATCAAAAAATTCTTTAATCAAATCAAGATTGAATTTTGTTTCTTCGTAATCAATAAGAATATGTAAATCAACGTCCGAATAATTGGACCAATTGTAATTAGCAAGCGAACCTGTTAGAACTATATCGTGTATAAAAAATTTAACACCTAATGTTTCTATAAAATCATCAGATATCTCAAGAAGTTTTTTCCTGATTTCTGGTCGCATAATATATTCTTTATTTGATAACTCAAATATGTTATCAGACAAAGAATCTTTGGTTTTAAAAGATTTTAAGATTTTCTTATCATCTTCGTTGTCTTCAATTAGTTCTTCAAATAGACTCATTTTACTTTCTTATAATCGTGCGCTTTAGCGATGTTTTCGTTAAAGTGTTTTCCGTGGGATTCAGCCATTCTGAATTTAGTGAATTTACTCCAAGGAACTTTATTATAATCATAAATAGAGCCATTATTGAAAGTAATCGTCAATACCTCATTTTCAGTGTTATATGACGCTTCTTTAAGGTTTGTTGATTCAAAAGTTACATTGATTAGCTTACCTTCTATTTTTTCTGATAATATTGCCATAATTCTATTTTTAGATAATATACATAATAAATATCAAATAAAAAACCCTCCGTTTAGGAGGGTTCAAGTTTAATTAATTGAAATTAAACGTTCAATGGCCTTTTTTTTACTTTTTGGTAAAATCACTTCCAATACCCCATTTTCTACACTACCTGTAATATTTTTTTCATCCACATCATCAGGTACATTATAATGTCTTTTAAAAGAACTTACAAAAATAGATGCATTCTTTTCAGGACGATCATAAGAAATGGTTAAGGTACTTTCTTTGACTGTAATTTTAAGATTTTCTTTAGTTAACCCGGGTACGGCGATTTGTACACGATAATCTTCATCGTTTGTTTCGATGTTTGTCTTTTGATTATTAGTTTTTTCAAAGGAATCGTTGAAGATTCTGTCTAAATTGTTAAAGATTGGATCTTTAAATAATGTTGTTGTAATCATAGTTTAATATTTTTTCTTAATGTTTATCAAAATCTCTACCAAATTGAACATTTAGACATTTCGTCATACTTTTAGACATTTTTTAGACATTTTGGCATTATAAAAATATTTTTAAGAATATTTGTTTGTTAGTATAATTTATGTTATGTTTGCTTATAAATTAAACACATATGCCAGTAGATTACTTTGAAGAGGGTCAGCAACAGCTCAACCCTAAAAAGAACAAAAAGGGTTCAACAACCCCAATCTTAGACAACTTTTCAAGAGATTTGATAAAGATGGCTGAAGAAGGTAAAATTGACCCAATTATAGGTAGAGATGAGGAAGTTAAAAGAATTGCTCAAATTCTATCTCGTAAAAAGAAAAACAATGCCGTAATTGTGGGCGAGGCTGGTGTCGGTAAATCAGCGTTAGTTGAAAAATTAGCATTGATGATTCAAAAAGGGGATTGCCCTCCAAATCTTCTTGAAAAAAGAATAATGGCGTTAGATTTAACTTCACTTGTTGCAGGTACAAAATATCGCGGTCAATTTGAAGAAAGAATCAAAGCCATTCTAAATGAATTAGTTGAATCACCTAATGTAATTGTTTTTATAGATGAATTACATACAATGGTTGGTGCTGGAAATGCAAGTGGTTCTATGGATGCTGCAAATATCCTCAAACCCGCACTTGCGCGTGGAGAAATCCAATGTATTGGTGCCACTACGTTAGATGAATATAAAAAGAGTATTGAAAAGGATGCTGCATTAGTGAGAAGATTTCAAAAAATTATTTTGAAAGAACCTACTGCACAAGAAACTGTTCAAATTCTAAAAAATTTACAATCATCATATCAAGATTTTCACAAAGTTCTTTATGATGATAACGTAATCGAAACTATTGTAAAATTATCGTCAAGATACATTACTGATAGACAATTCCCTGATAAAGCGATCGATGTATTAGATGAATTAGGTTCAGAAAAGAGAGTAACAACTAAAACTCCTGAAAACATTGAGAAGTTGAAAAAACAAATCGATGAAATTAAAGAGACAAAGATTGCTGTTGTTAAAAGTCAAAATTATGAACAAGCAGCTAAACTTAGAGACGAAGAAAAGAAGTTGAAAGATAAATTAGATAAGGAAAAAGAAAATTGGTCTGAAAAGCAAAAAAGTAATAAAGATCAAATTACTATCGATGATGTTTATCAAATGATATCACAAATGACGGGTGTACCTATTTCTAAATTGGATTCTACTGAAACCAAAAAACTATTAGAGATGGAAAATATTCTTTCTGCTAAAGTTATTGGTCAAGATGAAGCAATTACTTCGATATCAAAAGCAATTAGAAGAAACCGTGTTGGTATTAAAGATGCAAATAAACCGATTGGTTCATTTATATTCTTGGGTTCGACTGGTGTAGGTAAAACTTATTTAGCTAAATCCCTTGCTGAAATATTATTCGGTGATTCGGAAAAAATTATTCGCATAGATATGAGCGAATATATGGATAGACATAATGTTTCTAAATTAATTGGTTCACCTCCAGGTTTTGTTGGATACGATGAAGGTGGTCAATTAACTGAAAAGGTTAAAAACAATCCATTCTCAGTAATTTTATTTGATGAAATTGAAAAGGCACATAAAGATGTTTTCAATTTATTACTTCAAATTTTAGATGAAGGGCATTTAACAGATTCATTTGGAAGAAAAGTAAACTTCACTAATTGCTTAGTTATTATGACTTCAAACATTGGTGCAAAAAAAGTTTCAGAATTTGGAGGCGGTATTGGTTTCAGTACAACTTCAAGTGAAGCTCAAAAGTATGAAGTTAGAAAATCTATAATTCAAAAAGCTTTAAAAAGCCATTTCAACCCTGAATTTTTGAATCGTATTGACGATATTATTTTGTTCAATAAATTAGATGAAATTGTATTGAAGAAAATCATTGACATTGAAATGAAAAAATTGATTATTAGATTGAAAGAAAAAAACTATATGGTTAATTTTGATTCTTCAGTAATCGATAGAATTTTTGAGTTAAATTCACAAGAAGAATTTGGTGCGAGACCTGTTAAAAGAATCATACAAAATCTATGTGAAGATTTTTTAAGTGAAGAAATTCTTAGAGGAAACATTATTGAAAATAAATCAATAACTATCAAATTTAAGGATGGTAATTTGTTAATTACCAAAAAAAGTTCATAAATAGTTGATTTTTTCTTAAAGTTATATATATTTATATATTCTTAGGTTCTCTTTGTCGATTACCTTTTCGTTTTTTAAATAGTAAGTGGGGTTGAACCCGCTGAATGACCTTAAACCCCAACAACTCGTTGGGGTTTTTTACTAATATTTGGTTAATAAGTTTTTTTTTCGTATATTTACATTTATGAAGAAAATTTTATTTATTTTGACTATCGTTGCAACAGTTGCAATGGTATCATGTGGTTCAGGGTCTACCGCAACTACAAAAACTGACTCAACTGCTGCAAAAGTAGATTCTACAAAAACTGATTCTGCAAAAGTAACAGTAGATACTACCGCTGGTGGTGCTAAAGCTGAAGCACAAGTGAAGTAAAAAATTGGGCCAGTTTTACTGGCCCTTTTTATTTAAATTAATTTTTATGGAAAAAGAATTTATAGGAGATTTAATTCTATTACGTGGTATTCCTGGATCTGGTAAATCAACATTAGCTGAAATAATATTAGATACCCCACAAAATTCAAAATCACACATTTTATCTGCCGATGATTTTTTCACTGATGATGACGGGAATTACAATTTCGATGCAAGTAAGTTAAAAGTAGCACATAACAATTGCCAATTTAGATGTTATGAAAAAATGAGGCAAGGAATAAAAAGGATTGTTATTGCAAATACATTCACTCAAGAATGGGAAATGAAAGAATATTTTGAATTGGCCGAAAGATACAATTATCGTGTTCATACTGTCATTGTTGAAAATAGACATGGTAGCGAAAACGTTCATAATGTACCAGAAGATAAACTCCTAAAAATGAAGGAGCGTTTTGAAATTAAGTTATGAAATGAGTCAATTCATTAAATCTTATTTTACAACAATACCACAAAAAAATACAAAAATGAAATTTCATTCAATCATACATAGAAACCAATGGGCAGTTTATCCATTACCTTTTGTTTATTTATATTTTGAAACTTGTCAACCCGATTCTCACGTTTCTTTTTGGAAGAACAAAATATGTGGAGTATATTTGTCCTTTAATTGGTTGAAACATACTTACAACATCGGAATCCACAAAACAATAAACTAATGTTATTTTTTTTCAATTTTGAAAATATTTATTATTATGATAAATACAAGAAAAAAAAATGGTCAGATTAGTCAAATCTATTCATATGATTTTAGTTTTTTTGAAAAAAAAGAAAAGGAATTTTTTTATTTTTTAGGTTTAATGGCTTCTGATGGTAATGTTAAAAACGATAGAACAATATCATTATCTCAAAGTGGAGAAGAGGGGTTTAAATTATTAAAAAATATTTTAAACAAAATAAAATCAAACCATAAAATTACTAAATATAATAATTCCAATACCATTACTATAACAGATAAAAAAATTGTAAAAATATTAGAACAATATAATATTAAACCAAATAAAACATTAACATATAAATTACCAAAATTAAATAAAAACGAATTAAAGTATTTTTTACAAGGGTATATTGATGGTGATGGATCCATTGGTACATACAATAATGGTAATGGTGTTTTTTATTTAACAATTAATTTAGTTGGGACAAAGGAATTTATTGAGGATTTAAACAATTTAATACCAATTAAAGGAAATATTAGAAAAGTAAAACAATGTAAAAATCTTAATGAATTAAGATTTTATGGAAAAAAAGCTGTAGATTTTGGTTTTTATTTATATGATGACATTTGTTTTAATCATTATAAGTTATATAATTTTAATAAATTTATTGATAATAATGATTACGGTAAAAAATATAAAAAATATTATAACGTAAAAGATATAATAATAGAAAAATTAAAAGGTGGGGAAAAAGTTATAACTTTATCCAATGAATATGATATACCATATAAAACAATATACACATGGAAAATGAGAAATTAGATATCGGGATTCTTAATGAAATGTATGAAAAAGGTTTATTACATAAACAATTTCACCCAACGTATCCTTTGATAATATGGAATTATTCGCCACTTGTGCAGTATGAAAAACTTTGGACCCCATTGTTAATGATGTGCCGTGGTTTAGTAACTGACTTTGACGGTAATATTAAAGCACGAAGTTTTCCCAAATTTTTTAATTACGAAGAACATAAACCAGAAGATATTCCAAATGAAGATTATGTTGTCTATGAAAAGATGGACGGATCATTAGGTATTCTTTTTAATTATGAAAATGAGTGGATAATGACAACTCGTGGTTCATTCACATCACCGCAAGCAATTAAAGGAAAAGAGTTGTTGGGAAAATACCCGTTAGATAAATTAAATAAAAATAATACGTATTTATTTGAAATTATTTATTAGATTTATCCATAAAATAGTGTTGTTTTTAATTATATTTGATATTTATATATAAAGAAACAGATATGAATTATGAGGCGTTTGTATATGAATGGTATAATTTGACTAATGGTAAATCATATATTGGTTATCATAAAGGAAATATAAATGATGGGTATATTTCATCATCACATAATCAAGATTTTTGGAATGATTTTAACAATCCAAAAATGAAGTGGGAAAGAAAAATCGTAGCTGAAGGAACAAAAGAGGTGTGCTTACAAATTGAACAAAGGTTATTAAAAGAAATTGATTTAAGAAATAATAAGTACTATAATAATGCAAGAGGTTCTGAAATAATTTTCACAAAAGATGTTTTAAATAAAATGTCGAACTCTCATAAAAAAAGATGGGAAATTATGAGTGATGAGAAAAAAATAGAACGTGCAAAAAAAATATCGGAATCAAAAAAAGGTATTCCTTGTAGTGAAGAAACAAAAAAGAAATTAAGTGAATTATTAAAAGGTAAAACATTTATTGAACGATATGGTAAAGATAAAGCAAAAGAAATTGGAAATAAAATTAGTGAGATAAACACCGGAAAACATTATCATAGTGAAGAACATAAACAAAATCTACGAAAAAAATTAATAGGTAATAGTTACGGAAAAAATCAAACTGAAGAAACCAAAGATAAAAAACGAATTAGGATGTCTCAACTTAATTTAGGTAAAACCTTATCCAATGAAACAAGAAAAAAAATAAGTGAAAATAAAAAAGGAATACCATCCTTAAAAAAAGGTGTTCCAAGAAAAAAAGTAACTTGCCCATATTGTAATAAAGAAGGCGGTGAAGGTTTAATGCACCGATGGCATTTTGAAAATTGTAAAAATAAATAACCTATGAAAACAGCAATGCAAGAATTAATTGATGATATTGGAAAATATATTAAAGTTGACTGGCCTATGAATAAGTCAATTAGAAATTCAATTAATAAAGGACTTGAAAAAGAAAAAGAGCAGATAATAGAAGCACATAAAATAGGTTGGGAAGATTGTCAGGAATATATAAAGACCATTGGTCAAACTACAAGAAAAGGTAAAAAATACTACAACCAAACCTATAACCAAAACAAATAATAACTATGGGAGGACAAAATAGAATAGTTGTAGATTACGGAGATTACGAAGGATTAGTGCTTTTGGGTGCATTTGACACTAAATCAGGTGTTGAGATTAGTAAAACCGAATTAGAAAAACTTGATGGATTTGAAATTGTTACAACATATAAAACTTGGGGTGAAAGTTACGATTTACTTAAAGAAGAAATATCTAAAGACAAAGAAGGTTATGTAATTCGTTTCAAAAATGGTTTCCGTATGAAAATTAAAGGAGAAGAATATAAACGTCTCCATAAAATTTTAACAAATTTTTCTTCTAAAGATATTTGGGAACTAATGAAAGATGGAAAACCATTGGATGAATTTTTAGATAGAGTACCTGATGAATTTTATAAGTGGGTTAAACAACAAATAAGTTCATTTGAGTACGCTAAATATAATATCAGAGAACATTGTGGTAAAATTCATGATTATTTTAGATATGGAAAATATAACGATGTTGATCCTGAACCAACTAAAAAAGAATTTGCATTACATTTAGAACGATGTAATGTTGAACCATATTATAGACCAATTTTATTTGCAATGTGGGATAGAAAACCATACGAACATATTATTTGGAAAATAATGAAACCTAAATACGAAAAACCATTTAAAAAAGATGAAAATTGAAAAAATGAGATTATACCTTGATGATGTAAGAACGCCAAAAAATGATGAATGGATTGTAGTTAGAAATTATGATGATTTTGTTGCTACAATAAAATTAAAAAGTTTAGAAAACTTTGAAGTCATATCTTTAGATCATGATTTAGGTGACGAAGCTATGACTGAATACTATAATAATGTAAAAGAAAATTATACTTTAGATTATAATAATATTCACAAAGAAAAAACAGGATATGATGCTGCTAAATTTTTAGTAGCTGAAAGTATGAATAGAAAAGTGCCTTTACCACAAATTTATGTTCATTCTGCTAATCCTATAGGTAGTGCAAATATGATGGGATACATAAACAATTATTTGATGAATTGCGGTAGACCACAAACTTGTATTAGAGTTCAAATAGAACACACAATAGAAGAACATATTCAGATGTCTTCCGAAGCAAGAGAAGCTAGATGGAAAAAACCAAATCAATAAAATTACTTAAACCCAACATATGAAAAAAACAAGAAAAACCATCAGTGCATACAAGAAATTACATATCAAAGGAATCTATCAAGATTTTACAGATTTTTATGATATTAATAAAAATAAAATATATAATGCAATGTTCGATGTGTTTGAAGGATTTAGAACCACAACTGAAAATGATTTGACCCTTTATATTTCGGCCATAATCAAAGGTTTGGAATGGGATACTGTATTTAAATTCAACAGAAAAGAGGTTTCAGTTCTGATGAGAGACATATTACCATATTTTGAATCTATCGAAAATTATGAAAAATGTGCGGAAATAAAAAATCTTTATTTAGAATTGACTAATGAAAAAGAAATGAGTATACTTTAATTGTATCTGGAGAGGTACATTTATTTTTTGTCATATCCCTGATGTTTTCACACCAGGGATTTTTTTATAATACAACTCTTGATCCAATTAAGAAGTTGGAAAGATATTGTGTTTTTGGTGTGGTGCTCCCTTGTAATTTATAATTAAAACTAAATCCGAATCTCTTGCTTATTTTATAATCGGCAGAAGTACCGATTAGAAATCCCATTTGTCTATTAACTGTTGATTCACCTGTGACGCTATTCCAAGCCAATGGTGAGAACATTGTGAATATTTGAGGGGATAATGTCAATCTCCTATTATATTGATAAGGCTTGGTCCAAAATGCAACTAATGATGTTGAACTACTATAATCAAATCTATTACCATTAGCTAAAAATAAATTAATCAAACCCACGTTGTAACCATATGTTCCATATTTCATAGTTGGCTTTATCCAAGTATAACCTAATAAATTCATATAGTTACCATTTAAATAAGCGAATGACGATGAATATGAGCTTATATTACTTAATTTACCGTTTTCAAAATTCATTCTTGTGTAACCACCACTCACAACAAATTGTTTAAGATTTGTATAAATCATTGATGTTGCATTCCAACTTTGGTCTCCCATCAATGATGATTTACTCACACCAACTGTCATAGCTGCTGTATAAGTTTTGTCATTCCCTTGAACTGTTGTCAAATCTGAAGCTAACAATAGAGGGTTCATAGCATTTTGTTCTTTTTTCTTTTTTTTCTCTTCTTCCTTTTTCTTTTTTTCTTCTTCTTTCTTTTTTTGTTGTTCTTGTTTCTTTTCATCGGATTTTTTACTATCTGAAGATTTTGAATCACTTTTACTATCTGAAGATTTTGAATCGGATGATGATTTACTATCAGATGAAGACGATGAACTTGATGATTTACTATCTGAACTATTGGATGAAGAACTTGATGAGTTACTAGACGAACTTGAAGAACTACTTTGAGAAGATGATGATTGAGGTGGTGTGTCTCCTCCACCTGAGGATTGAGTACTTCCGCCACTGTTTCCTTGATCTCCTGAAGATTGTGAACTTCCTCCTGTTGAAGCACTAGTTGAAGCTCCGCTTGATGCACTTGAAGAAGCTCCTGACGCTGCCCCACTTGCTGAGGAAGAAGCTGCACTACTTGCTGATGATGAGGCACTACTACTTGCTGAAGAGGCAGCTGCGCTTGCTGCTGAACTGGCTGCAGAACTGGCCGCTTGAGATGCCGCTTGAGAAACTGTTGATGTAATAACCTGTGTAGTTGTTTGACTTACAGGACAAGCCATAGTTTGATAAGTCGCATAGGTTGTCATCAACCAAGCCTGTAATTGTCCTGTTTGTACTTGAAGAGGTGTGAAAGTTTGTATTTGATTGTAAAATGAAACAACAGCATTACCATTAACGTATGTTGTAGTGGCTTTTACAGTTTGTCCTGTACACTTATCCCTAAACGTTTGGGTATAAGTTTGCCCTTGTACCTTACCACATAATATGAATATAAGTACAATGGTTAGGAGAGATAACCATTTTTTTGTCATAATTATAAATATACCTTATACCTATTAATCCTTAGTTAATAGATGATCCACCACTACATATGTATGTCTTATGAATATCAAAATTAATGCTCCCATCAAAACATAGAGAGATTGCATTTGATAATTGAAATACACATATCCTACCCCGAAAAATCCTAATATTACTAATATTGTGACTAATACTGTTTTTAATTTATTTTTTGTCATATTTTATCCTTTGTAAATACCTTTTTTTATCATCCTACCTAATATTCTGGCACAAGCAATATCCAAAGCTTTTTTAGTTGCAATACTAATTGTTGATTGGTTGAATTTAACTGGATCAACAGTAGCATCACTCATAAAAGTCAATTCTCTTGTTGTTTTTGCTTCACCTAATCCCGATGCTGCTATTATTTCGCCCGTTTCCGCGTCTGTGAATCTAACTTGTAAACCTATACGTGTAACAACCATATTTTTTACACCATTTTTAAGATTTACTTCCTCATCATCTGATACAGAATAGTCATAACATTCTATTTCAACAAAATAATGAGCTAAACGTATTTTACCACGTCCGTCTAATTTATCTTGTGAAATTCCAGCTTGAGAAGCTTGGAATTGTTTAACCATACGGTTTTTTATTTCTGTTTTATCCTCGGTAAATGTGAAACGGTTTAAGTTTTCCAAGTACTCCAAAGTGATATTAGCTACCCCTAAGCCAACTCTCTTTTCTTTTAATTCAGGATATTGTTCATACATTTCATCACTAATTCCACACTTCAAAATTTGAATTGGGATAGTCGGACCATTATAATCCATATATTGAGATATATCTGTTTTTGTTTCAAACGATGCTTTATATTGTTCTGTAGATGTTTTTCCGATAGTTTGTGAACTACCTTCAAACACTAAAAAAAACATAATTATCGTTAAAATTATAAATTTTACTTTTTTCATTGTCCTTCTCTTATTTTATTACAATTAATGCATTTTTCCATTATTGCGTAATCACTTGTCATTTTACAGTCATCACAATCTATCCAATCGTGAATTCCCAAAAAACAACAAATTTTGATAATAATCTTAATCATTTGATTTAATTTAAAAAGGGGGAACTATGTCCCCCCAATTAATATTATTCTGCCGATGCAGGTTCTGCTGGTGGCGGTGGTGGAGGAGGTGTTGTTGAAGTAGGATCTGGAGCGCCTTTCTTTGTAAATTTATCCAAAGTATCTGCACCCATACCGATTGCTGTAATTACCATTACCGCATTTACCAATTCAGGAGATGGTGCGAAATCTTTACTGGAAAAACTGTTTGCTAACATTGTTCCACATAAAAATAGAGCACCCACAAATGCGATTACCGGTTTTACGGAAATTGTTCCTCTTTCGTCTTTGAAAAGGTCAATTAACCATTCTTTAAATGTCATAATCTGTGTTTTTATTTTTTTTTGTTTATTACCATTGTGCCGGTTTTTCTTTAAACTCATCACCTTCTTTCTTTTTAGGTTTAGGAGCTTCAGAATTGTCAGCTTTTTTAAGGTCTTTTTGTGATGGTGATGATTCTTTAATGATTACAGTTTTATTACCCGCAGCTTGTTGTTGAGCAGGAATG